ATAAGCTCTATGGCAGGCTTTCAAAGCAGCAGGATGAGCTTACAGCATTCAGGCAGCAGCTAGATACTCTCAGCGCTGATAAGACAGCGAGAGATCAGGTTATAGCTGATGCACAGAAGGCAAAGGATGACGCTGAACGTCAGGCTAGGGAAGAGAAGCTTTCAGCCCAGCAGCTAATTGAAGCAAGAGAAGCTGAGCTTAAGAAGCAGCAGGACGATTTCCAGGCACAGATGAGCCTGCAAGTCGAGACAATGAAGAAGGAACATGAGTTCCTTCGTCTACAGTCGTTTACACAACGACGAGTTGCCGAGGAAATAGCAGCCAATACGATTATTCCGGATCTTGTAGAATACATTGGCGGCAACACTGAAGATGAAGTTGAAGCTTCTATTACTAAGGCTAAGGAAAAGACTGCTAATATAGTCAGAGGAGCAACCTCCCTAGGTACTCCTTCAATTCCTGTAGGCGGAGTTTCCCCGACTGCTGGTCCATCAGGACCACTTGACAATCTATCTGCACCTAAGCAGCTATCGCTAGCTGACCTACAGGCAATGCCGATGGATCAATGGGCGCAGTACAGGAGACAGACAGGACTTGACAGAGCAGGAAACGGTCAAGGACTATTCGGCTAAGAATAGTATTATTAGCTAATAATGAAAGGACCCACCAATGGCGGGTAGCTCAATCACTGGAACAAGCTTTATTAGCGCCTCTCCTACAGCCTATGCAGGAGGTAGCTCACAGCTTACACCAGCAGTGCAGACAATCTGGTCTAAAGAAATCTTATTCCAGGCAATGCCAATATTGCGTTTTGAACAGTTCGCTGTAAAGAAGACGGAACTAGGCGTACAACCTGGACTTACTATCCACTTCATGCGTTATAACAACTTGCCACCAGCGTCACAACTGGTCGAAGGTGTACGTATGGAAACAAACCCGCTGACAGCTTCACAGTTTGATATTACTGTAGCTGAACAGGGTTTTGCTATCGCAGTTTCTGAACTTCTGCTTAATGCATCCTTCGATGATGTTATGGCTTCAGGTTCACGTCTTCTAGGACGTAACATGGCGCTTTACCTAGACGGTTCAGCACGTGATACACTTTACCAGGCATCGTCAATGATCTTCGGTTACAACAAGTTCGCACTGTCAACAGCAGTACGTACACCACTATCACCATATGACCACGGTGCAGCCGCAACCTCTTCTTCTCAGCTGACAGCAGGAAACTACTCATTTACTACTGCTGTAGTTAAGGACGCACAGGAAACTCTAGCTACAAAGAACGTGCCAAGACTGGGCGAGACATATGTATGTTTCATTCACCCGCATCAGTCACGTCAGCTAAGGGATGACCCTGAATTTATCGAAGTGACAAAGTATGCAGCTCCTGGTAATTTTCTCCTAGGGGAAATAGGTAGACTTAATGACGTAGTATTTATCGAAACTACTCAGGTTTACAACAACTATGTGTCAGGCTCAAACTCCAACCCTCTATTCTATGACGCTATCTTCATTGGTGACAACGCATTCGGTCATGCGATCTCATTGCCAGTAGAGCTACGTGACGGCGGAATCCTGGACTTCGGAAGAGAGCACGCACTGGCATGGTATTCAATCTGGGGTCTTGGTCTTATAACTGACCAGGCAGTCTTGATCGCCCAGACAAACTGAGCCCACGAATACTGTACCATAGATGCCAGAGACAGCATAGATGTTCTTCAGTCAGCAATATATTATCTACAGAACTACAATAACGGACAAGAAATACGAGGCACAATTCTATGACTACACCAGTAGTTGAACAGACAACAAGAGCACCTTCACGTAAGAGGGCAGCAGACTTTACCGGCAGGCAGACTGAGAAGCTTGAGCAGCAGAAGTTATCAGAGAGAATAGAAGCTTCTCAGCGCATTGCCATGGTTAATGCTGAACTAGCAGACGCAAAGAATGACATTGTTGACTACACTAATTCTGATGAACCTCTCCCACAGGTAGAAGTCAGGACAGCAGAAGTCAACACGCCGTTCCGCATGATCAGGGTCAACTGTAATCTACCTCAGATGACTTACGGCAGGGAAGTACTAGATCCTGGTGACTACCAGTCTAATCCTCCTAGACCAGCAATCATGGGACCGATGAAGTTCTATAACTTTGAAGAAGGACAGCTCTACAGAGTTCCTAAAGAAGTAGCAGATCATCTTAATAACAAGGGCTACATAGCCTATATGGGTGGAGCGTAGTAAATTGACAGGTATCGCGCAAGCAGGTGCACAGATAGAACTGAACGCTCTGACTGGAGTGTCAATACCAGTCGTGGCTTCTAGTGCGCCTGCTGGTGTTATGGGTGGCTGGTGGATAAATTCATCCTCCAGCTATTCTGTTAATACATGGAGTGGCTCCGCATGGATAGCCGCTGGTAACCCTTATCTTGCACTGCTTGTTGCCGATCCTACAGGACAATCTGCTATTTCAGGACTTACTGAATGTACCGATTCAGGTTACTCAAGAGTACAGGTATCCTTCGGGGCGGCTACTGCTGCTTATCCATCAGTAGCCTCTAACTCTTCTCTTATAACCTTCGGTCCTTTCTCTGTTAATATGTCCCTGCCTGCTCAGTGGCTTGCTCTTGTATCCGTATCAACAGGTACGACAGGTCTTCTGATGAACTCATGGACTATATCAACGCCACAGCAAGTACTGGACACGCAGACTATCAACATAGCTGCGGGTGCACTTCAGATGACTAATTCTTAGACGGAATACCTTCTCCAACATCAATCTTAAGGAAATTCATGACAGCGATAGTATCCTCAGATATCCTATTCAAGCTGTCTGCGCCGGGTGCTACAACCGGAAATACTAATTCAGGTACAGCCGGTAACTCGTGGGGAAACTACATCTCTACGACTCAGCTATCAGCTACTCCGCTAGATAACTTGTTTACAGACATCACAGGAGCAGAGAACGCAGCAAGTCAGGTTGACTATGCCTGTGTTTTCATTCACAATAACACTTCTTCAGGCAACTCAATGCTGAACACTGTGGCGTGGCTCCCTCAGTCTCTATTCGTTACCGGAGGGGCTAATGTAGCTCTGGCTGCGGACACTTTCGGGACTTCTGCGATAGGAACTTCTTCTCAGCAGGCAGTAAAGATTACAGCAAACACTAACGCTCCAGCAGGAGTAAGTGGCTGGGTATCTCCTACGAGCACAGCACCTTCTTCACCAAGTTATACTAATGGAATTCAGCTTGGCACTATCGCACCTGGATACTGCATCGCTGTATGGATTCGCAGATCAGCTACAAACTCAGCTCCTGTTAATAATGATGGCTTCTCTCTAGAAGTCGATTTCGACACAATGGGATAAGCTGATGACTCAAAATAGATTTTACAGTTCTGTTTACTTCCCTACAACTCTTGCTGCTGCTATCTCATCTAGCGGAGCAACGACAATCTCTGTTAACAGCATAACGGGTGCGCCTTCAAGCTACCCGTTCACTATGCTTATTGACTGGGGTCTTCCAACACAGGAAGCAGTCTCAGTTACAGCAGCACCAACAGGTACAGGCCCTTACACCCTTACAGTTACAAGAGGAATTGACGGGACTACAGCACAGACACACGTTCAGGGTGCTATTGCTGTTCACGGTGTAACTCAGCAGGATTATAATGATCCTCAGGTTCACATTGCTGCTGACCTAGGTGTGCATGGTGTAGCAGGAGACGTTGTAGGCACAACAGACACACAGACTTTAACAAACAAGACTCTTGGTGCAACTGCCGTTACTGGTGCTATTACCACTTCAGCTTCAGCTTCAGCAGGCGAACTGATATCAGTAACAAACACTCATTCATCACCAGCTAATGCTAACACTCAGCTTACAGCCGCAACTGGTGCAGACCTTCAGCTAGCCTCTGATGTGACAGGAGATACTGACAACAGGTTCCAGATGACTGCTGGCGGAAAGATGCAGTGGGGTGCCGGTGGGGCTTCGTCAGTTGATACAGACCTTTACAGGGCTTCAGCAAGCACGCTTGAGACAGACGGTAATCTTACCGTAGGTCAGGCAGTTACTGCTGAATCACTGACTCTTTCAGAAGCATCAGCAACAGGTGAAGTCTTCCAGGTAACTAACTCTACTTCAGCACCTTCTAATCCTAACAGTCTTCTGTGGTCAGCAGCGGCAACAGACGGTGCTCTGGGTTTCAGGGTTGTAGCTGATGCTCATTCAAGACTGGATATCAGGGCTAACGGTCAGCTAGAGTGGGGTTCTGGTTCTGCTGCTGGTGATACAGATCTTTATCGTTCTGCTGCTGGCGTAGTTTCTACTGACAATACTCTTACAGCAACAGCAGGTATACAGGTTGGTTCTGCCACTCCGGTTCTAGGAGGCGGTGCGGGTGTAGTTGGTATCACCAATGCGTCTACTCTTCCATCTTCAGCCCCGACAGGCGGTGCTGTGCAGTATGCTAAGTCAGGATACATGAAGTGGAGGGGAACTGATGGTAATGACTATCAGATGGGTTCTCAGTTTGCTTTAGGCTCTGCTGTAACAGGAACTTCAGGAACTTCCGCGCAATCTGTTACAGGCTTGTCAGCCTCTCTTGGCGTAGGAACATACGCGATTTGCGTTAACCTAGTCTATATTCCTCAGGCAACTGTCGGCAGCACTAACACATTCCAGTTTTCTTTCTCAGGCACTTCGACTTCAGCTAACTTGACAGGTATCTGTGCAGAGCTTGGTACAGCAACAGCAGCGAATGTCACTGCGATTACTTCAGCCTTCACTACTCCTACGCATACTTCAGGTAGTGGAACTCTTCAGATTTGGGGTACCGTAACTGTATCCGCTGCTGGAACACTTCAGCTTCAGTTTACTAATACAACATCCGCAGATCTTATTAATGTTCTTAACGGTTCTATGCTGGAAATACAGCCAATAGCTTAATACTTTTGCAGGGAATCATAAATTGCCAGGATAGGAGATAGGCATGTCTGGATTAATCTTCTATCCTGGCATTGTGCATCCCGTAGTGGTTCCGATCAGTGACGGGATAAACCCTGTCTCTACTACCATATCTACTCAGTGGCATGTCTCTCAGAGACTGTCTCCGACAGTAGTTATAGAGTGGGACATCATAGCCTACGGCATCTCAGCCAGTGTAGAAGTAAGATACGATGTACTCGCCAGAGTACAGAAAGTTGGCGGGTTCATTGCGTACGGTATCACTAAGCCTGCTGTATGGCCCGTCGATTACAAGGAACTGATTCCTCAGTCTGCTTGGGATATCTATGACAGATCGTCAGTAGAGCATAAGTCAGAATGGAACATACGTCAGAGAAGATCTTCAAGCAGGTCAGCTAAGTGGAATGTAAGGTACTCGGAGTATGCAACTGAGAACCTGAAGTGGGATGTTCTCAAGAGAGTGCACAAGCCAGGTCTTGGCATAGACTACTGGACTAATCAGGTAGATGTTCCCTTAGTTCATCCTGTAGCTTATGAGAACTACTCCATTGATCCTCCGATCCAGTGGAATATGAATCAGAGGCTAGGCATTCAGGAAGATATCAGATGGGATGTCAGGGTTCCTGTAAAGGCTCTGCGTGCTTTAGCATGGAACACTAAGATTCTCTCGGTAACGAAGCAGATATCCATCGAGTGGGATCTTCGTAAGGAAGTATCATCTGAGGTAAAGGCATCATGGAACCTGATACAGAGAAGATTTGCTCGCAAGGCAGTTAGCTGGCACACTAATTACTCTCTTGTAATTGACAAGTCTGTCAGATGGCATACTCTCAACAATGTCACTATCCATAAGGCAGTAGCGTGGGAACTACAGACTTCTGTAGTAAAGCAACTGCCATCAAGATGGAGAGTACATTCACCGGTTAAGGCCAGGGTAAGCTCTAGGTGGGATATCTACTTCCGAGAGCACCTGATCAACTGGCAGCTAGTATTCAACTCACCAGGTAACATCTGCACTAGTGTTGTCCGTCCTGTAGACAAGAGTACACCAGCCC